ATTTTTTCATTTGCAGCCGCACTTGGTAAATTAATAATTCCTTTAGTAAATGAACCCGTTAAACCGGTTATTGTTCCACTTGCGCTTATATTACCTGAGGCTGTTATATGATTAAAAGTTACATTATCTGTTATTTGTAATCCTAAATCAATTGTTACTTGAGGTACATTATTAAGAGTTAGTTGTGCTTCACCTTGGGCTGGTGAACCTAAACCTGACGAAGAAATTAATCCTGCTGCATTTAAAGTATTTATAGCAGTTGTATTATTAGTTATGTTTGTTACATTAGTAGCTATATTTGTAGCTACTGAAGCACTTACACTAGTAAATGCACCAGAAATATCTGTTGCTATTTGTGCTGATGAAGAAAGTAATCCTACTGCATCTAAAGCTTTAGCTACATCTTCTTGGCTTAATTCACCTGTAGTAGTGTTATAATATACTAATTTACCTGTAGCAGCTGAAGTTAACCCACCAAATATTTGCCCACTTGCACTTATAGCACCTGAAGCAGTTACATTAGTATGAATGTGTGTTGAATTACCACCATCTACAAGTTCTATAAATTTAACGTTTGAATCTGTGTTATATAAATAAAAATTATCATTACCTTCTCCAGCATTACCTAATGACCATTTTCTAATCCCCCCTGTAAAGTATTCAAAAAGATGTTGGTTATTATTAACTCCTCTCTTAAATTTTATTCTAGTTCCTGCAGAACTACTAATAGTTAAACCATTACCTCCTAATTGTCCTTGTATACTTAAAATATCTCCTTCAGACCCAGATATATTTGCATCATCTCCTAGTCTAAGTCCTCTTTTAGATGATAAAACGGGGGCAAAAATACCAGCAATCCCACTATTAACTCTTAAATGTAGTTGATCAGGGGCTGTAGCGTGATCTTCATGAAAATATCTTATACCTCCTACATCTATATCATCATGTTTTCCAAAATGTATTTGTGATTTTTTACTATCTGCTGCTATAATTGCAATTGATGCATCTTGATTATTATCATTATTTTGGAATACTGCAACGTTTGAAGGTCCAAAAGTTGGTGTACCTTCTCCAGATGATTTTTGAATTAGTAGTTCATTACTTCCTGTTATATCACCATCAATAAATCCATCTCCTGTTCTTAAACCTGTTGTTTTAAAAGTATCTAAACCTGATGCTAATCCTGCGCTTGACGTATAGAAAAATTGTCCTGATTCTGAGTTGTAGGTTGCTATATTTTGAAAACCTAAAGATGCTGAAGCAAATAAATGTCCACTTGCACTTATTTTACCTTCTACATCTAAACGAACTCCATTTTCTGCAGATCCTGATATTAATACACGACCTGAATTTACGGGTACATTAAGAGCTTCATCTAATATTATATGGATTTCTCCATCAGCAGCTGCGTTAAAAAGAACAGTATTACCCGTCGTTTGTTCTATTCTTAATTCTCCAGTTCTATTTTTAATAAAACTGTCAGTTCCATCATGGAATAATGATAAATCAGTTGTAGCAGCACCACCTGGTCCATCACCTATTCTTAATTCATGACCATCAAATATTCTAACATCCTCTCTAATTTGCACTACGCTTTGGCCAATAGTATAATTTCCACCAATAGACATAGATGCAGCTGTAATTATACCACTTGCACTTATATCTCCCGAAGCAGTCACATTACCATCAATAAATCCATCACCCGTGCGTACACCCGTAGTTTTAAATGTATCTAATCCAGCACTAAGTCCAGCACTTGAAGTGAAATGGACTTTTCCATTATTATTTATTCCTGAATATACTAAAACATTTGAATGGTTGGCTTCAGATGCAGAAATAAACAACTCTCCACTTGAACTTATATTACCTGAAGCTGATAAATGAGAATATATACTTACAGTTGCATCTTCTCTAACTTTAAATATAAGCCCAGCTTGGCTAGCTACAGTGTTATGGTCTTTAACTATAGCAAAATACCTAGTATCAGGATCATTATCATTAGAATCTATATGTATTTGAACACTATCAGGAGCCATTATTCCTAAATCAAAACCATGTTCAAATAATCCTAAATCGTTTCTATTTCTAAATCTTAATCCTTGTCCTGCAGTACTACTTGCTCCTTCACTTAGACTTATCCTTCCACTTGCACTTATATTACCTTCTACTGTTAATTTTTCTGGTGGTGTAGTAGTTCCTATACCAACATTACCAGCGGATGTTATCCTTAATTGTTCTGATGCATTAGTAGTTATCCTAAGTGAATCATCTGCATGTTCATAATTTATTTCACCTTTTGAAGCTCCCGTATCTGAAAATCGTATTGCTGAGTTACCAGTTGTTCCTACTCCATCTTTAATATCAATAGCAGTAAACCCAGATCCAGCTGTTCTTTCAAATCTAGCTACCGTTTCGTCTGGACTTTTAACTGTAAGAATTCCCCCATGTATAGTTGCACTACCAGTTACATTTAAAGAACCAGTCATATTATGAACATCATCTAATGTATCACCAAATTTAGTAGAACCACTTTCAAAAATTATAGAAGATGAAACAAATTCTGTATGGAATTCTTGGGCTGTGATAGTTCCTGTTACGGTTAAAGAACCTGTTATAGATGAATCTCCATCTCTTTGACCTGTTACTTTAAATGTGTCTAATCCTTCACTTAAACCTTGACTTGAAGTATAATGGAATTCTCCTGATTCTGAATTATAAGTTGCTACGTTTTGAAATCCTAAAGATGCCGAAGCAAATAGCAATCCACTTGCACTTATATTTCCTGAGGCTGTTACATTACCTTGTATTGTTTGAAAACTACCTTGGTTAACAACTAAATCACCAGAACTAGATATTCTTCCTTCTACTTGTAAAGCATTACCTACCCCAGCAAATCTATTACCAGTAGTACCAAAATTTGTTGCAGGTTTTTGGATGTAAGTACCTTCTTCAGTTGTTTGTATTGCTAAACTACCACTATATAAGGTGATAACTCCTCCCGCATTGTCTCTATATATAAAACCATTTTTAAATGCTGAGTTACCTATATAATAATCACCGTCACTATATGCATTTTTTATTACAATAGATTCTTTATCTCCTATAAATTCACCTAATGTAACTCCTAAATCTATATTATAAGTAGGTGATAAGGTTCCAACATTAGGACTTACAAAAAGATGTCTAAATGAACCTGTATTACTAGAACTTACTTCACCTAATACTACTAAAGAACCTGTTATAGCTGAATTTCCACTTCTTTGTCCTGTGCTTTTAAAAGTATCCATTTGTGCAAATAATCCTGCACTTGAAGTATAAAATAATTGTCCAGATTGAGAATTATATGTAGCTACATTTTGAAAACCATCTGGTAAGTTTGCAAATAAATTTCCACTTGCACTTATTTGAGCAAAAGCTACATCATCATTTGTATCTAATCCTGAGGCTACTGCTGATAAATCACCTGCACTTAATGTAAAATCTATACCTGTTTGTCCACTAGTATCTGAAACTGTATCTATTACTGCTGAACCACCACCACCACCTCCATAACTACCTGTTATAAAAAATTTACCTGTACCTGTATTATATACAACAGTTTTAAGGCCAATATTATTACTATTTTCTAAATTTGCAAATAAAAACCCACTTGCACTTATACTTCCTGAACCTAAGTTATTTATATGTACAGATCCACTAGGTCCTATAGCTGTAATAGATCCACTAGTAGATCCAGATACAGTAAGATTTCCTCCGATTAAACCATCTCCTAATCTAATACCATCACTTTTAAATGTAGGAGGAATACCAACGTTGTAAACATTATTAATAACAATTTCAGTATCTGTAGCGCCAAAAGTATCAGATACTAACTCACTAGCCATCCTATGAATACCAATATTAGATTTATAATAAAGGTGTCCATTTTTAATGTCTATTACAAGATCTTTCCTCGAGAACTCTGCGTATCGAGGTTCTTTATATTTGTTATAAATTTTGTTGGCCACAAACGTTAGTTTATATTTGTTACAAAATGCTTAAATAAAATAAGATGCCTATCCTCCTAAATTACATGTTTAAACATTTTCTGATAATAAATATAATAGGGGGGAAGTAGATTAAATTTATCTAGTTCTTCCGTATAATTGGCCTGTGATTCTTACAGTGGGGTTATCAGTGTCTGGGGTATGAACAAATACATATACAACATCACAATCATCATTAATACTAAATTCAGGAATATCTAAGGTACCAAAATCTTGACCATCTCCTATTGTTAATGATCCTGATGCACCAAACCCTAAAGGAACAGTGTCTGCTGTTAGCCAATCAGATCTACTTCCTGTTGTAATCCATAGTTGACATGTTCCTCCTCCTGCCACTCTTATACCTGATCGAAGACCTATAGTAGACATTGATACTGGTAGTATATTAGATGCAAATACCTGTTCATCATTTATTGAAAAAGGAGATGTAGCGTCAATATCAAAATCACCACTTTCAACTCCAGTATTTCTTCCAAGAAAATAATTATTACTATTAATTGTGATATAATAATTAAGACGATCTAAAGCCATAAGTTGACCAGTATAGCTAGGAGCTATAATAGTACCACTTGCGCTTATATTGCCTTCTACTGTTAATATCTCTTGCGGGTCATTATTTCCTATACCAACTTTACCAGTACCATCAAAAGTCATTTCTTTTCTATTGTCAGTACTATTTTGAATAGTTAATCCACCATCTAAATGTCTAATTTTATAGGTATCAAGACTATCTCTTTTTAATTCAAACCCATGAGATGTACTTGACCCATCAACTGTTACATATCCTTCAGTTATAGTTGCATTATTTGCTATCAAGTCTCCACTTGCACTTATATTACCAGAGGCTGTTATGTTACCATTTGTTCTAAGCGAAGATCCATTATGATATAAATCATTTGATTTGATTTCTAATGTAAAAGGATTAGCAGTACCTAATAGAGCTGGTTCGATTTTATTTGTTCCTATCTGATTTGATAATACATTACCACTTGCACTTATATCACCTGAGGCTGTTATATTACCTTGTCCTATTATTATACTTGTAGTTCCTCCAATAGCTAATGTATCTGTTCCAGGATTAAAAGCAAACCCATTTGAAATTGATGCAGTAGAATTCTGTCCTGTTTGCAACATGGGGAAATGGAAAGAGTTTGTATTATTATCAGCTGTGTTTATTTTACCAATAAATTTATCTGCTGTTATAGTTCCACTTGAGCTAATATCACCTGTAGCTGTTATATCACCACCTGGACTTATCGTTACATGTTCTGTTGCTGTTTGAGTTGGGTCTTGACTATCTCCTTGTAATCTTAAACCATTTATATTAAATATTGAAGCTCTATCAGCACCCCCAATAAATAGTCCATCTGTATTTACGTTTCCGGTTCCTACTTCTAACCCACCTTGAAATACAGCATTATCTGCTGCTATATCACCACTTGAACTTATGTTACTTGAGGCTGTAATTTGTCCTAATGTAATTCCATTAGTTGAAGGATTATATCTTAAATTTGTATCCGTTTCTATTCTTTGATTTCCAGATGCCCCATCTACAAATGTTATATAATTAGATTCATTAGTTGAATTGTTTGTTATTGCAATTACAGAATCTGTAGTTGTTGCTGTAGTTGCTGTTGATGCAGCTTCTGCATCTACTCCTGATAATAAACTTCGATAAGTACCAACATTGTCTATAGTTGCTGCTAATTCTCCATTTTGATTAATAAAAGTTATAGCTAAGTTAGATGGGTTTCCTATTTCGTGAAAAAACATAGAACCTCCTCTAGTATAACCTATATGGGGGTTACTAACAGATCCTGTTTCTCCTATAAAACCTAATACAGGGTCTAATAGTCCTCCTGCTCCATTTAAATTTAATCTACTAAAAAGTGGAGTTGAAGTAGTACTAACATTTTGCATTGTAGCAACATATCCCCATTCAGTTGCACTAATATCTGCTGATCCTATATTTTTTAATTCAGCCCATTCTGTTGCTGTTATGGGGTTAGAATCTCCTATTGCTTGGATTGAAGTTAATTCTGTTGTGCTTAATATAACACTACCAGTACCATCTTGTAATTGACCACTATCTATTTGAACTACTCTTGGATAAGTATCTTGGATATTTTGGTCAGTAAAATCTGCCATTTATAACTTTTATTTTTGGTTTTGTAAAACCTTTAATACACCACTTATAACTTTACTCGTATCTTTAACGGTATTTTCTTGTAGATACGTTGCTACTATATTATTTAGTGCGTTACGTTTATATGAAATATTTTCTACGTTTATATCTTCTTTTATTAATAATTTAAATAAATTAATTACATGATCTTTTTCAGTAAGTGTTGGTTTTTCTTCTTTCACTTTAACTTTTACTTTAGTTTCTACTATGGGTTTTTTGTCTTCTTGTGATTTTACTTCAACAGTTACTTTTTTACTTGCATCTACTTCAAAATCACTTTCCCATGGTGTAAAAAAAGTATCTTCGGCAATCACTTCTAGTCGTATATTTCCTGTAGTACTTTCATCTATAAGTCCTTTTAATTTTCTAATAGGGATTTCACATTTTCCATTAGAATTAATTTCACCATTAAAAAGTAAAGAGTAGTCAGATGTTTCGACTACTAAACGTGCTTTTGATTTTTTTAAACTTGCTCCTTGTAATGATATATTACATTCGAAAAGTTCAGATTTGTCTGTAAATAATTTATACATTATTTTATTTTATTATAAATATCAAAAAGATACGTTTTCAGCGATCATTTCTACACCTAGTACTTCTTTAACTACTACTTTTATATCTTTAGCTGTTATTTTATAGTTTTTGATTTCTCTTTTTTTAGATTCTGTGATTGTATCTCCGTATACTTTTAAAGTTAATTTTACTAGCCTTTTTTTCTTTTCGGCATCATATTTATAAATTTCTTCTTCAAAATCACCACCACCACTTATAGCTTCTACAATTTCAATTACTAATTGTACTTCATTCCATGTGTGGGGATTATCATTCCATTTGAAGTTAGCTTCATTCCATTTTATAGGTGTTGACATAATTTTTTTCTATCTTAAATAGATGAAGTAGATAAATTTCCAGAATTGTCTACTTGTAGTCTAAATTTTGTTCCATTTGGTGAAGTTAATACTACACCTTTAGCTGAAGTATTTCCTGCGAATACGTCACCACTTGAACTTATATCACCTCTTACATCTAAATGTGGTGATGAAAGTGGGTTAGGAGGAGTATTACCTGTTCCTATACCTACTTTGCCATGAAAATGACCATCAAAACCTTCTAAAGTACTACTTGCACTTATTGCACCTGCTGCTATTTCTACTCTTTGAAATGGTATACCAAATCCCTGAGCAACATGGTCTGGTAGAGTTGTAAATAACGCAGATCCTGAAAAAGTAAAGTCTAATATATTTCCCAAATTATTTGTTGCTACAGAAGGAATATTAGGGATAAAATGACCTATAGAAGCTGTACTTGCCGTTATAGTTCCACTTGCACTAATATTACCTGCTGGTCCATTTATAGTAACAGTAGAATCCCCAAAACGTGCTCTAGAGGCTGTTAAATCGGTTGTTAATATATTACTTGAACTTATTAATGTTGATTCAAATTTTCCAAATGAACTTGTTGTAACTTCAAGTTTTTCAAAAGAACCTGTTAATCCTATTACTGCGCCACTTGCACTTATATTACCTGAAGCTGTTATATGACCATTTCCTTGTACTTTTATATTTGATGTTGTTACCTGGGTTATATCTTGTACTGATAAAGTTCCAGCATTAAAAGTAAATACACCAGAACCAATAATACTTCCGCCTGATCCTGCTTGTACAAAAGGTATAGCATTATCTCCTAAACTGCTTATTGTTAAATTAGGTGTATGTACTGTTCCACTAGCACTTATATTTGCTTTTGATGTTATGTCTCCACTAGATTCTAATCCTGAAGAACTTAGGGCTCCATCCATTATTTGGGTTCCTGTTTCTGCTAAATTAAGTTGTGAATCAATTAAATCAGCATATTGTGCCTGTGATGGTCTATCCCCTGTTTGGAAATAATTTTTTAGTGTTGCTTTATTTTGTTCTGCCATTATTGTATTATTTGATCGTCTCCTATTACTTCATAACCTATTCCTGTTCCTAATATTCCTGCAGGTTGTATGTTTTGTACTCCTGCTAGTTTTCTTACTTCATCTCTTGTTTTTGATGCACCTGTAGGAATAAATTCTAATTCACTATTAAATACTACTGTTGATTTGCTAAAGTATTTTTGTGGTTTTTTAGCTAATTCCTTATTAATACTGTCCGGTACTAAATATCCCTGAAGAGTTAAACCAAAATCAGTTTTTACTATTCTATTATCTCCTTGTTGAAGTTCTGTAGTATTACTAAATGTATCTATTTTAGCATTGAATTTAAATCTTTCTTTATCACCCCAATATGAATCTGAAGTATAATTAATCATTTCAATTAATTTATTCATTTGTGCTATATAATCACACCAAATAGTACAAGTATAAGTTAATCGTACAAAGTCTGGTATTACAACTGTATGATATTCTCTTTGAGGTATTCTATTTTGCAATACTGAGAAATTATCATATTGATTTCTTTTTGTATATTTTTCTTGAATAGCATAATATAATTGAGGGTTATTACCATCTAATTTATTACCCAAATCTCTTCTTTTTTCAACACTATCTCTTTTAAACATAATAAGAGGTACTTGAAGTTTACCCTCTTTATCTCTAAAATACCCATCTTTTTGAACTGATTTCCATCTTTCAGGTGCACCATACATTACAGGTACATTTGTTCTATTACCATTTATTATAACAGATGGTTTAATAACGTTATTAAAATAATACATTATTGCTTCATCATGGTCTTGTAAACCAATTGAAACATCTAACACATCATCATCTTTACGAGAAGTTATTCTACCTCTGTTTATATTTGGTCTTGTTTCTGGGGGTTCAGCACCTTGTATTTGAGTCCTAGCAGATATATTTTTTCGTAATTTATCATATCCACTTGCAGGTATAGGTCTTCTTGGATCTATATCTTTTTCGTCAGTATTAATAAATGATTTTGCCATATTATCCTAGTAAATTTGCTGTTCCACCATCTAATTTTTCAGTTGTAGGGTATTTTCCTTCTCTTAAAGGAATTAAATTTAACTTTTCTACTCTTGAAATATGGGTATTAATTATAATTGAAAAACTTTTACCAAAGTCTGTTGTTTCTGTGGCTATTGCATAATTAGGATCTTTACCTAATATGAATTGGTTTTCAACTCTACTATCAACTTCATAAAAATTATTTTTAAATAAAATTAAATCACCTACTTCAGGAATTAAATTTATATCTTGAAGTGATTGTTTTAAAAAACGAAAACCAATGGTTTGATTAACGTCAGATCCAAAAGCATCAGACGACCAAGATTGGTCTTGTTTGTCAATTAAACACGCTAATTTTAATGGTTCATAATAATTTTTACCCGGTGCTTCACCATAAACATTTACTGAAGTTTGTTCTAAAGCAAATTTATAGTAGGCAACTTCCGTTTGAATAATATCGTTAATTAATTCTTTATTCAAACTATGAAAAAGTGATACGTCTCTTGAACCTCCAAATAATGCCATTATAATCTTTTTAAAGTTTCTTCTTTAAATGTTACTGATTTTATACCAGGTATTCTTAAATCTGTTTTAGATAAGTCAGATGTTAACATATCTTCTTTAAATTTAGCTAAATCTTGTTTTGGATCTTCTCTAGTAACAAATTTAATTTTTAATTTTGTGTATTCTACTTTATCCTTTTGGGGATATTCTTCAGGTGTAATATTATTTACAATAGTTACTTTTCGTAAAGCTCTAACCTCATCTAATACATCTGTAATATTAAATTTTCTGTCTGTTAATATTTCACATTCTACCACAAAAGTATTTAATACTTCATTTAATATATTTGTTAATTTTACCATTATCCTATATAAATGTGATAAGGAACTTTATAAAAAGTTTCTTGTGTTTGTTGTGCTTCTTGATTTTTTCTTTCAAGTTGTTTTAATCTTGTAGTTTCATCTAAAAGCCCTCTTAATTCTTCTATTAATGCTGCTTTTTCAGCTGATGCTTCCTGTAATAATCTGGCATAATCTAAGGTTGTTGTTTCACCTGGTATTGGTAAACTTTGATATTTACCTCTAATACCCCCTAACATTTCTTTAACTAACGCTAATGTATATTTTCTAATCCATTGTCTACCTGGTTCATTTATATAAGCATAAGTAGGATTAGTGTAAGGTACATTTGATATGTCTGTTATTAAATTAGTTGCTGGATTTTTTATTGGGTTATTAGCTACTGACTTTAAAACATAATCAAAATGTAATGTATAATTTCTATTAGGTATAGGGAATAATTTTAAATATCTGTTTGCTTCTATTGTAAAATGATATCCTGATTTTCTAATTGTATCATTTAATTCAATAGCTTGAAGTTTTAAAACATCAAAATACATAGGCATTAACATAAAGTTTACACCTGGTGAGTAATTACCAAACCCAAATGTTTGCATTAATGATTGTATACCTGTACCTGTACCTGCATAAGGGTCAAAATATCTATTAATAGCTGAAGGTGCATAATGGTAGATTCTTTTCATATAAACAGCTTCTGAACCACTTATAGAAGAAGAAACAGAAGTTAATAAATCATATCTTTGTGTTCCTATTGTTACATCTAATGTACCTCTTTGTAATTCATAATCTCCACCCCCACCATCTGTTTCACTACCATATTGCTCAGATACATTAATAGTACCCCCTAAATTAGGGGTAATTAATTGATTATTAAAATTAGATCCAGTAGCGTTACCTTCTAATGTTTGGAAATTATTAATTATTTGAAAATCATATAATTGCTTACCATATTCATTAGTTGCTTCTTCAAAAGCAGTAAAAAAATTAGCTGCTTGTAATTCTATATCTATTAATGGGTAACCTAAACGTTTAGCACACCAATCAGCTACATTAACTGCGTCTGTTTGGAATGATGCGTCCGTATCATAAAACGAAAAAGGTGTTAAACTTGCGTCAAATGATGATGATCCGGGCCATATAGGTATGTTTGCCATTTTTAATAGAATTAGGTTGTTCTATTATAAATATAAAGAAGTTATGGAAGATTTACATTCCATTTAATAATTCAAACACTTCATCTATTGCTACATGACGATGATTATCCTCTAATACTCGTTTATAAACATACTGAGAATTATCTATTTTAGGTAAATCATGAATTGCTGAATAATTTTTATCCTTAAGATCAATTTGTTGATTATCACCACAAAATATCATTGTTGATCCTTTTCCTAATCTACCTAATGCCATTCTAAACTGTGCTCTAGTTAAATTTTGAAATTCATCAACTATTACTATAGAGTTTTCAAATGTTCTACCCCTAAAATGTGCTAAAGAAACTAATTCAATTGATTCTTCTTTTTCCATTTTATCTAATATAAGTGGTTTACTATATATTTTTCTCATATTAGATCTAATAGGTACTAACCATGGTTCCATTTTTTCTTTTTCTGAACCAGGTAAAAACCCATTATCTTCAGTTGACACTGTAGGTCTTGTTATAATAATTTTATTTATCTGTCTTTTAAAGAACATATCTAATGCTACTTGACAAGCTAATAATGTTTTACCACTACCTGCCTTACCAACTAT